AAGACACAGTTGCAAGGTTTTACACAGAACGTGAAACTTGGGCTTTTAAATTAGTTGATCAAAAAAGCTACGACGACGAATAATGTCAAAAGACCCTCTTGATCTTTTTAACTCCCTTCCGGATTATCCGGGAAAGACGCCGCCTAAAAACAGACAAGAAACAACAAAGAAATTTAAACCCATTGCCGAAGACCGGCTAAATGGGGCAAAGCCAACCATTTTTGTAATTAACGGTGTTGAGCAGCACTTCTTTTTAGTAGGGGATTTAGCAAAAGCCCTTAATAGGAGACCGGTTACAATCCGGAAGTGGGAGCTTAACGGGTGGTTACCAAAAGCTAAATACCGGACAACTTCTCCCAAGGGAACACAAATTCCTGGAAAAGTTCAAAAAGGACGTAGGCTTTACTCTTTGAATCAGGTAGAGTTTCTAATTACCGCGTTGTCGCGGTATGAGATAGACAACCCAGCTAAGGCCAACTGGGACGGCTTCAGACAACACATCAAAAACGAATGGCCCAACGATTAAGGAAAAATGATGAGCAGATATGATGATGATGACGAAGAGACCATGGAAGAAGCACCAGTGCGTGCTACTTCTAACCTCAAGTTAGTAGTAGAGGACAAGGAAGAAGAGCCCGAAGCGGACGAAGCCCCTGCGGCTAGTTCAATCCGCCGTGGTTGGGGTGCTGCTGAAACAGTCAAGCACGCCGATTCTCCTTTTGCCCAGCGCCTACGAGTTACCGAAGAACCAACAATTATTAAATTTGTTGAAGACGAGCCTTACGCTTCTTACCGCCAACACTGGGTAGAGCGTTCGGGGCAGAAGTCATTTACTTGTATTGCCGAGTCGGACCCCAAAGGGTGCCCACTTTGTGACGCTGGTATGCGCCCCTCAACTCGCTTTGCGTTCAACGTAATTCAAATGACCTCAGATGGTGAACCCACTTTGAAGTCCTACGAAGTTGGCCCACGAGTTATTGACCAACTTAAGAATTTCCATAACGACCCACGCCAAGGCCCATTGTCCAAGCATTTTTGGGCAGTTAGCCGTTCAGGCAAGGGTGCCACCTCAGCCACCAATCATCAGTTGGTTAAAGAGCGTGACCTTGAGGAATGGAACATTGACCAGTTAACAACAGAGACCTTTAAGCTTCTTAAGTCAAAAGCTTACGGTCCTGAGATTATTCAGATTCCTTCACGCAAGGATCTTCAGCAGATCGTTCTTGACGACCTGGATAGCTGAAGTTGGAGACAAACTTGTCTAACGTAGGGGGCTTAACGGCCCCCTACGTTGTCTCTACGATAGAAGAACTACACGACATTGTTGCAGAAGTGACAAGAGTAGGTGCTTTTGCTTTTGACGTTGAGACCTTTGGTGCCGTAGACAGGCATCCTGACGTTTTAAAACATATTGAAAAAGAATGGCAAAGCCATGTTGCCACCCTTACTACAAAGAATGATGACATCCTTGCTAGATCAAGGGACATTGTTTGTGGTCGGTGGAGAAACACCCTTGCTCTTGACCCTATGCGCAATAGCGTGTTTTGGTTGGGTATTGCTACAGAGGGTAAATCTTGGGCTATCCCTATGGGGCACCCAAATGGTGAAATCATCATTCCCGAAGAACGTGGTGATGGTACAACTATCCCACCGGAGGGCTACAGGAAATTTACGGCCAGTGGAAAAGAGTCCATGGCTAAGTCAAGGTACTTTAAACCTGCAGTATTCAGCGACCCACCAAGTCAGCTAACTTGCGCAGAGGTTTTTGACGTCCTTAAACCTTTGTTCTTTAGCGACATTGTTAAGATTGGCCACAACGTAAAGTTTGACGCACGGTCTGTCAGAAAATACTTTGACGGTAAATTGCCCGCAGAGCCTTTCTTAGACACAATGATTATGCAGCACATAGTCAATGAGAACCTTTCTGAGTACAGCTTGACCCATATCATCTCTCATAACTTTGAGGGGCACAACGCTTATCATGCAGATGGGAAGCTTGGCGCAATCATTATGGATGTGCCATTTTCAAAAGCCACAAAGTATGTGCACCTAGATGTTCGTTGGACATGGTTGCTTTACAAGACACTATGGCGCAAGATCTCTTCTGTACCTGAGCTACTCTCCTGCCTAAGGCAAGATATGCGAGTGCTTCATGTACTAATGGAGATGGAAGACACTGGGATTCCTGTTAATCACAGAGCAATGGTTGCTCTTGGAAAGCAACTAGAAATACGCCTTAGTGAGCTTCTGCTTGGCATGATGGACTACGCCCCTCCTGGTTTCAACCCGGATAGCGTTAAACACAAACAACAATTATTATTTAACAAGAAGCGTGAGGGTGGGTTGGGTCTAAAGCCAACCAAGACAACCCCCAAGGGTACTGCTTCAGTAGATGAAGAAAGTCTTCACAATCTTGAAAGCAAACATCCAATCGTTCCAATGATGATTGAGTGGTCTGAAACTAAAAAGCTCGTGTCAACTTACGTTGACGGGTTGCTCCCCAAACTTCATCACGGTGGGCTTCACCCCTCTTTTCACTTGCACAGAACCGCAACTGGAAGATTGTCTTCAAGCAACCCTAATCTTCAAAACATTCCACGAGAGAGCAGCGTACGAAGCCTGTTTGTTGCCCCCGAGGGTTACCAACTACTTGTTGCTGACTACGACCAAATTGAGCTTCGTGTTATGTGCATGTTTTCTCATGATCCCAAAATGAGCGAATTCTTCTTGACGGGATCGGACATCCACTCGGGTGCTGCGGCGCTGGTCCTAGGCAAGCCAATAGAGGAAGTTACCTCAGAAGAGAGGCAGCTTGGCAAAGGCGTCAACTTCCTGACTGCCTACGGTGGGGGGTCACAGAAGCTAGCCAGGACTACTGGTATTGACGAAGAACATGCCCGATTTGTGATTGATCAGTATTACAGACAGTTCTCTGGCATTACAAAATGGAAGCAAGATGTCATTGCAGAGGGTAGGCGCAAGGGTTATGTGCAGACAATTTCTGGCCGTAGACGCCATTTGCCTGACCTATCTGCATCAGACAACACTTTACGTTCCCGTGCAGAACGACAAGCGGTAAATGCAGTTGTTCAAGGTTCTGCAGCAGACATTTGCAAAAAAGCAATGATTGATGTGTATGATGACCTAACACCAAAAGGGGCAAAAATGCTTGTGCAAGTACACGACGAATTAGTTGTACTCGTAAAGGATTCAGACGTAGATGAGTTTATGCCCTTGCTTATGTCATCAATGGGTGATGGGGTCGTTTACGAAGGTATACCATTAAAGGTATCGTGTGACTCAGCAGGTAGTTGGTCTGAGGCGAAAGGTTAGCACTATGGCAATGAGCCCAATAGACAAACGCAATTTTTATTTATCCCTATCTATTATGGAAGGTCAAAAGATTGCTTCAAACGCAGGGTTTGCTGTTCCTTCTGCAGAAGTGCAGGAAAGCGAAATAGTAGACACTATTAGTAAATGGGTCATCCTTACCGGTTTAGGCATTTTTGACAATGTAAAACAATGCTCTGATTGGATGCTAGAAGTTGTTAAAGTGCACAATGATTTAGATGACGACGAATTAGAAAGCACCCAAAACGTGTTGATGTCCTTTGGCATGTCTTTAATATCCCACCTGGTAGACAATGAATTACTTGAACTTCCAGAAACTACGCATGCCCCAGTTTCAGAATTAAACAGAGAAGCATTACTAAACTTATTGTCGTTTAGAACCGACAGTGAAGATGATGAGGAGGAAGACGATGAGTGATTGGTGGTCACGTAAACTTACAGGTAACGCTCCAGCAGCCCCTGCTCGTACTTTTAACACCCCAGTTTCTACACCACCAATTGGTATACGGCAAAACACCATGGCTGTTACCCCCTTGCATAGTCAAGATGTTGCCCAGCAACAAGTGCTTGATGAAGGCCGATCTGCAACAGATCAAATTGGCATGAGTGACGCAATCCGTTTATGGAAAGGCGGAGAAGCCCACAGACGTGATGGTAACTCTAGTTGCCCATCATGCGGAAGCGGGCTAGTCTTCTCTAGAACAGGTAGAAGTGGTACAACAGTTAATGGTAACGCCCCAGCACCACGATGTTTTTCATGTGGGTGGAATGGTATGTACGAACAGGCAGACCAAATTTCTTGGTCAGCATAACGAGGAGAACAAATTGAAAACCGAAGAGCATGAGACGCTTGCGTCTATTATTGCATCCATTAACAAGAAGTACGGCGAAGACATTGTTGTACAAGGTAACCGTGTAAAAGAAGAACTTCCCCGCATTACAACTGGCATCCTTGCCTATGACTTAATGCTTGGTGGTGGCTGGCCTATGAATCAGTGGTCTGAAATCATTGGGGATGAATCATCCGGTAAGACTGCAATTGCTTATAAAACTATTGCGGCCAACCAAGCTTTAGATCCTGACTGGATTGCTATGTGGGTTGCGGCAGAAGAGTTTGTTCCAGAGTATGCTGCAGCAATTGGGGTTGATCTAGAGCGACTGTGGGTTGTTGAAACCAACATCATGGAACACGCATACGATTTGATCATTAGAACTATGCAAAACCGTGCTGTTGATTGTATTGTTCTTGATTCTTTGCCAGCACTTGTGCCTGGTGATGAAGATGAAAAAACAATGGCAGAATTTCAAATGGGTCTTGGCGCCCGCCTTACGGGCAAGTTTTTTCGTAAGTCATCCAAAGCACAAAAGCGATCTATGGTTAACGAAGACCGTGGGTGCACTGGCCTTATTATTAATCAATGGCGTGAAAAGATTGGCGTCATGTACGGCGACCCCCGCACTACCCCAGGTGGCAAAGCTAAAAACTTTCATTATTTCTGTCGCGTTGAAGTAAAACGTGATGAGTGGATTAAAGAAAAAGACGAAGCAGTAGGCCAAACCATTCGTGGTCGCACCATGAAAAACAAGACATACAAGCCACAGCAAGTTGCACAGGTTGATTTTTATTTTACTGACTCAAATGGTTTTGCTCTTGGGGATTTTGACACTATTAAAGATGTTGTCAACATTTGTATTGCTACAGAAGTTATTACTCGTGGTGGTGCTTACTACAACTATGATGGCCAAAAATGGCAAGGTAAAGATGCTTTGCTACAAGCCGTACGCGAAGACCTAGATTTGCAGGCAGCACTTAAGCAGAAAGCTACAGAGAAGTTTCTATGATTCTTGGTCGTGAAGACCCCAAAGATAAACAACGACAAATAATGAAAGCTTCTAAAAAGCAGGAATTACGTTCTGCTAAGGCTTACAATGGAAGTCGTAACGCAGGATCAGGTTCTGGGTGGATGCGTAAGAATGACGTGCGCACCCATGACATGCTTATAGAAAACAAATTGACATACAATGAAAAGTCTTACTCAATTAAGTCCAAGGAACTACAGGAGTTAACGCAACGTGCTGTACTTGAAGATCGTCTTCCTGTGCTTCAGTTCGACCTTGGCGGGCGTAATTACGTCATTCTTAATGAAGCAGACTTCCAAATGATTATTGGAGAATAATGGACAAATACGATTATTATTGCGCAGGAATGCTAGATGGCACTAATGATTTTAAAAAATCTGATGTTGACTGGCAAACTATTGCTAAAAATTTGTACAAAATTATTCAACAAGGAACAAAAATGCCTGTACATTTAGGGATTCAATACATTGACGACTACTTGGAGGCAACACGTGACTGATACACCATGGAACATGCAAGACTATAAAACTATGATGCGTGCAAAAGGTCGGTTGCTTCCTATTGTAGAACAAGTAGCTGCTAGAGAAGCAGCATCAAAAAACTCACATAGAGATACCAAGCATCTCCATCCAAGTGAGCTATCTAAAAAAGATTGGTGTGCTCGGGCCGCTGTATACAAGATTACTGATGTTCCAGGATCAGACGAATCAGTTGCTTTTGGTCGTCTAAACATTTTTGCTGAAGGGAACTCTATTCATGCTAAATGGCAGACGTGGTTATGGAAAGCAGGAATCCTCTCGGGGGTATGGAATTGCAAAGCGTGTGGCGTTGTTTGGGTTGGTGTCTCCCCTACTGCTTGTGTTAGTTGTAAGTCTGATCGGATTAAGTACGGCGAGGTTCCTCTATCTAATGATGAACACCGGATACTCGGGCACGCGGATGGAGAGATATGCGATAAAGACGGCGCAGCACTCATCGAGATCAAGAGCGTAGGTATTGGTACAGTTCGGTTTGAAAAACCCTCTTTGTTTATGGACTACAGCAAGGGTGAACTTACAATTGACAAAGTATGGAAAGAAATCAAAACACCATTTGCTTCCCATATTCGCCAAGGCAACATCTACATGTACTGCACTGGCATTGACACCATGGTTTTTATCTATGAGTGGAAGCCCACGCAAGAGGTAAAAGAGTTTGTAGTTAAATACAACCCTGACATTATGGAACCCATCCTAGAAAATTGCAAAACAGTAATTGAGCATCTTGATAATGAGACAACTCCAGATCGCCCATCTTGGGCAACAGTTAGTTCTTGTTCAGGATGCAAGTTTTGCCCGTACAAGAAAGTGTGTTGGAAATGACCCGAATCATATCTAGCGTTCCTACGGAGGAGAACCCAGCAATTGTTAGGTTTAATTCCAAGTTTGTACTCCCTAGTCGTCCTGGGGAATCCGCACCCTCTATTCCCCGCAATCTTGATGATATGAGCGACCGGGAGCTAATGGAACTGTACTCTCAGTTCATGGCTTGGGTTTCCTACAGCAAAGCGGAGCTTGTAAAAGCAGAAATTGAAGAAGAATCTGGCATTCATAAAAGCCGAGTAATTGAAGCTACTGCGTTGATTGACCAATGGGGTATTAGCGCCAAAGGGGACTTAGTAACCCTGGCCAAAGCACGACGAGACATTGACCCCAAGGTTGTTGCACAGCAAGAAAAAAACCAAATCTCAAAGGCTTACCGAAAGCTAGTAGAGACTATGTTTGAATCCTGCGAACGTGGAGCACAATTGCTTTCACGAGAGCTAAGTCGTAGAATTGGTTTAAACGGTAAAGAACAACGTACATCACGGTTTGGAGCATAAAATGACAACATGGCATGAAGTTGGCGCTAAAAACGCTCAAATAGAAAACGAACGCAGGCGTCAAGACGCTAACGCTCGTGCGTCAATTGGCCCTATTAGTGATGTAAACCAGACTCTTAAAGAAATTAAAGCATTATTAATTGAAATCCGAGAAGCCATTAAAAATGGCGAATAAAGCAAAACAAAAGGGAACTTCCTTTGAAACCCTAATTCGTCAATACCTAAACGACAATGGTTTCCCGGTAGCACACCGAACCGTCCTTAAAGGCGGGGGGGACACTGGGGACATCAATGGCATTAGGAATAAAGCAAATCGTCAAGTTGCTGTACAATGTAAAAACCAAAAGGCGTTTGCCCTTAGCCAATGGTTAAACGCCACTATTGAGCAAGCAGACAATTTAGGTGGTGCAGTTCCCGCTTTGGTTGTTAAACGCCCAGGTAAGGGTGAAAAAGCCGTGGGTGATTCCTACGCTGTGCTTAGGTTATCTGATTTGGTTCAATTACTTAATGAGGCTGGTTACTTCTAAACTTATGTACCACAGTGCATGTTGCATTACCCGTACATAAAGTAAATGGAGACACCCCCATGTCAGACGAAGAACAAATTGAAGACATCGTAAAAGTATCCGGCACAAGTAACCCACAAAGCGTTGGGTCTATTGTTGCCCGCTCGGTTGTAGCAGGACAGTCACCCAAGATTCGCGCAATTGGCGCAAGTGCTGTAAACCAAGCTTCTAAAGCTTGTGCTATTGCTAGAGGGTTTGTTGCACCAAGAGGCATTGACCTCTTGTTTGTAATCGGCTTTGATGACATTAAAGGTGATAACGGAGAAACAATCTCAGCTATTACATTCAGACCAGTCGCCCGATAGTACTTCTTTAAAAGTGGTAATATTTGATAGAGCTGCTACAACTATGCGAGGTTTCTAATGGCAAAAAAGACCCCTAAAGTTATCAAATCTGGTAACAACAGAGAAAACACTAAAAACCCAACACCGGCTGCGGAAAAGTCAGAACCCAAAGCAAAAAGAACTAAGACGCAAGCTAAAGCAGATCGTCAATTAAAAATTCAAATTGATGCTGAAGCTCGTGACTTAATATACGACGATCCAAGCTTAAGCATGGAAGAAGCTCGCTCAGAAATTATTGCTCGTCGTTACAAGCTTGACGAAAAAGTTGCTAATGAAGATGACACTGCCGAAGCCCGAGAAGTTGCGGTAGACCCAACAGACATCACTAGTGCGGACACCGGTGAAGCTCGCATTGCTGACACCACTGAATTTTCGGACCTTGAAAACACAGGGGAAAACGTTCAAACAGAGACTTTTGACCCTACAACCATCCGTGGTTACACCCCAGAAGAGGGTGCACCATTAGGTGGTCCTGATAAAGAAACATACGCATATTTATCCCCTGAAGAGCGTGTTGCTAAATTAGCTGATCAAAGACTTGCAGCTGGCGCTGAAGGCGGTCTTGACGATCAAACAACTTTGCCTGCAGACTTGCGTAGTACAACACCTCGTCCAGGGAGAACTCCTCGTCGTTCAATCTTTTCAAGAAGAGGACAAGTTGCTCAAAGTTACGTAGACACTCTTGATGTTTCTGACGAAGCTGCGCAAGGAAAAATGGATTCAAACAGGCGTGGTGCAGCCTTTGCTGTAGGCGGTACGCCACTTGCAGAAGGGGAACTTGGCCCCCGTTTAACGTCCCCAATTTATAATGACACTGACCCCCGCAGATCAGCGACTACACGTACTCCAGAAGAAATTGTTATGGACAGAAAGCCAGGAACCCCAGGACGCAGCCTTGGTGGCGGGTTAATCCTAGGTCGTCGTTTTAGAGGTAGAAAAGGATACAACCAAACCCCAGGTGTCGTTGAAGTTAACGAAGATAACGCAACAAGGGCTCTAATTGGCAACGTTGATTTAGCCATTCAAAACGCAATGAGTAGTGTTGGTGCACGCCCAGCAGGACCAAGAAGTTCTGGGGCAGACCTTACCGTTGAACAAGCTCGTACCTCTCCAGAACTTAGAGGAGCTTTGCAACAAGGAAGCATGCAAGGTGTGCTTTCTACTCAAACAGGCGACGACGTAACTCAAATGGTTGGCTCGTTCACAACCCGAGATAGCTCCGCCCGTACTTCAGGAACAATGCCTGCAGAGGAAGCAGATGCTGCGTCACGCGAAACAACTCGTGTAGTTCCTAAAATTGACGCAAGTGGCAATGAAATGAAAGATCCTCGCAATGCTGATGTAACTTTGACAGAGCTTGCCAATCCTCGTGTTGCCCCACGCCCAGCAGCATTTCCTGAAGAAGGATTCGCAATCCCTTCAATTTTTGGTAGCCAGCAATTTCGAATGACTGCTGAATACTTACAGGCACGCAATGACGCAGAAACAGCCGCACGCGCAAGAGCCACTAGCGGTAGGGTTAAAGACGCAGATTTTGCTGCTTCTCCTGTAGGGCAAGAAGCCGCAGCACGTGCAGAGGCCAACGAACCATTGCCTCACACCATGGTTCCAAACCCAGCGTTCACTCCTGTTGATGAACAAGGTATGCCTTATGAAGAAGGCCCAGAAGCTGACGCTGAACGAATTGGTATGGCAGAAGCAATGGCTAGAGGACGTCGCTCTACCGGTCGTTCATTCCGCGTTAGAAAAACCGGCCGTACCGGTGAATCTAGAAACAGAGACTTTGTTAGCACCCGTACTCCAGGACAAGATGAGTACTACCCTACAAAACCAGAGTACAAAAAAGTAATTAGAGTTGCACCAGGTTCCGCAACAAGACAATACGCTAAAGATGAAAACGGAAAAACAATCCTTGACGAAAGAGGAAAGCCAGTACCGTTGCGCGATGCTGAGGGCAAACCGGTTGTTTCTGCACAGGAAACAAAAACTGTGGATGAACCTACTGGCAGAAGAGTAGCTGATTACGGCCCAGAAACTGCTGTTGGCCCAGATATTGTTAGAGAAGCTACCGCTGCATTGCGTGAATCAAACGGTGGCATGACAGAAGAGCAGGCACTTGAAGGTGCTACTTTGTTTACAGCAGCTGAAGATGAAGCTCAAAAATCTAGGGAATCAGAAATGGTTCATCAAGGCCAAACTGCTGGGATTTCTGATCATGGTGAAGTTTCCACAACCACTGGTTCTGGTAAAAACCCTCTTCCAAAAGATGTTACGGCACGTAAAGCCCTTATCCCAGCAACTGTTGGTGGAACTGTTCAAGCTGACATTATTGACCCGGAAAAAAAGGTTACTAAAAAGGTATTAGATCCAACTACTGGAAAAATGGTTAACCAAGAGGTATCTCAGTTGGTTGAGCATGTTACTGCTGGTGTTGCTGACCCAGAAAAAAAAGCACGTATTGCTGAAGGTTTGTTAGTTAAAACAACCGACACTCAATTTACTGCTCCAAAAGAAGACGAGTTTGGTGTAGAAATTGAAGAAGAAGCAGAAACAAACCCACTTGATACTGGTGTAGACAAAACGCCTGCAAGAGGGTACTCCCCAACAATGCGCCCTCACCCACTCACTGGAACCCCAGCACCAGAGTTTAAAGACACTGGTCGTCCAAGAAGAGATAAAGTTCAACATGAAGCAGCTTTAGCAGAGTGGTCAAAGTACAACACAGTTGATAAGTCCCCAGAAGCTATTCAACAAGCAAGAGACCTACAACAAGCAAGCCGTATTGCTGAACGTGATCAAAGACTTGCAGATTCGGGCAATAGTCCAGAAGCCTTGCAAAGAAGCAACGATGCAAAAGCTGCAGATATTGCAGCCGGCATTGCAGCAAGTACCCCAGAAGCTATAGCAGCCAACGCAGAAGCTGCTAAAGCAGACGCAGCCAAACGCAAAGAACAGAGTGATGCTACTGCACGACGCCAAAGAGAAAACCCTCCTTTGGAAGCCTCGGCTCCACCAGGAACTCCTTCTAAAGAAGAGCTTGCAGTTGCAGAGAAATCAGGCAGATCAGTAGAAGAGGTTATGGCTGCCCCCGCAGCAATTGCCGCAAAGACTGCAGCAGAAGCAAAAGAAAGAAAAGCCAATGACCCGTATGACGAAGCAAACACGCCAACCCTTGCAATTGGCGGCGGTAGCAGGATACGCAACGCTGTTTACCCACAAACATTACCTTCAGGAGCAGCACACCCTTCTGCTGGTCAGATAGTCCGTACTCGTAATGGCGCTGTTGTTGAACACGACGTGGCTACACACACCCCACGTTTTGATGAAAACGGGAACTTTAGCCACCTTGAGAGCACCCTTCCTGCGTACGAACAAAAGGTTGAACCAATCACTTTGTCAAGAGTTTCTCCTGAGGATAGGTTCCGTATTGAGACGGCTAACAAGTTATTGGCAAAAGAAGGAAAGCCTGCAATTGTTGCTACAAGCGCAAACCGTGGCGTTCTTGAACCTGGCGTAGAAGACCATGGCACTACTTTTGGAGCAATTCCAGGTATTGTTCCGCCTTCACCAACTGTCACTAGGCCGGTTAGCACTAGCGTTCCTGGAGCAGGTGTTTCACAGCGCATTGTTAGAGATGCCAGCGGTGAAATTGACAGAGCAGCATCAAGCGGAACTGTTACATCTATGGATGTTACTGTTGCCAACCCACGTTGGCACCTTGGAAGCCAGGTTAGAGTTGGTCAGCCAGCGGTAACAACTAGAGGAGTCTCTTCCCCTAATGCACCTATTACTAATCAACGTCAAGAAGCACTTGCTCAACTACGTAGACGTCCTGGCCAACCATTGGAAGGTCAGCCAATGCCTCGTAGAGCGCAAGAAGGTATTATTGTGCAACCGTCTGGGTACATCCACCCAGCGTTAACCAGGGATGCTGTTGCTAGAGGCGCCAACTCAGGTACTACAGAATCACGACCTGCATTCTTGGTTGAAAACCCTGCCACCCAGGGCCCAGGCACTTATGTATCTCCGGATGCAACTGCACAACCAATTAATGCAAATTCACGACGGGTTGCAGAACGACGATTTGGTCCTGCAATGGACCGCACTGCAGAGGAAGAACAAGCCCGCATAACTAGCGCAATGGGTGGCGGACAGTTTAATAAGTGATAACCTGACCATATGACATCACTATTTGCAGCAAACGGATTACTAGAAACAACTGAAGGCAAGACTTCAACACTTCTAACAGGTGGTGGGGAATGGTCTCCAGAAGAGATTAAAGCAATGACACCACGTCTGGCTACCCAAGCAGAGTACAACTTTAGAGCAAAGCAAGAAGCGGATAAGAAAATTAAACAAGCTGAAGAAAACGCCTACAACATGGAATTAATGAAAAACTACAAAAACAACGTAAAGACATTCCGAATTTACGACCCGATCACAAAGACGTATTCTCCGCCTAATAAGTAACTATATGTCACCAAAGAAGAACCAAAATGATTGGCGCACCCTAGCCAACAACCAAGATTACGCTGATCAATTTGATGACTGGTACACAGAAGAAGCAATTCGGGATACCAAAAACAAGCGTCGTGAAAAGGATCGACATGCCAGCAAAGAAGATAACTTCTATTATTAAAAGGAATGAAGAAGCCCGCAGGCAAGCGGCGCCTAGACCCATTTCTATGGTTGGCGCTGGTAGCCAAGGTGGGATGTTAACGGGCATGGGAACTGGTGGAGATCGTGGCTAGTCAGCAAGCTGCCAATCAACAAACATTTACAAACTGGGGCAGCAGTTACGACCCCTACTCCAATGACGCTCAGACGGCAGCACTTGGACCAACCCCTACCTTTCGTAACCCTAAAGACGCTCGTTTAGCCGCCTGGGGCTCTTCCCCAGACACACAGTATCCAGATGGGTACCTTGGCACCTTATCGGCCAACAGGCGCCAGGATAAGGTTACAAACGCCATTCAACGCAATAACGCTCGCCCATACACCAGAGGCGTCCACAAAGGTGAGCGTATTAACCCCGGTGACTACGTTTGGCCCGATGAATTCAACCCCATGACTGGCTTGTTACTGCAATCACAAGGTAAGAAGTTTGCTCCAACTGGGGCTGTAAACGCTCACCTTACTAACGGTGGTAAGGCTGGGCCTAAAGGCGTACCGGGAAGCTTGAATCGCCCCAAGCAAGAAGTAATCAACCTCCAGAGGCAGTCAATGCTCAAATCATTAGCTCCGTCCTGGAAGTGACATTAAATAACCTGATAGAATTATCACAACTTAACAAAGGACTTTATTATGGCATTTAACCTTCCAGGCATTTTAGGACGCAATAACCAAGCACGACAAGATCGCCTTAATGAAGTTCATAACGATACACTCCGTCGAGCAAAAAGTGATGTTGACAATGCAATATTTAGTCGGGAACAAGCACTTAACAGTAAAGACGCATCTCCTGACAGTTTTTCTCGTAGATCAAACAATTCAAAAGCAAAAACTGAGGTTTCACTTGCGGGTACTGCACAAGATTCTTTGTATGGACATAAACTTAACGCTGTTAAAACAGCTAAAGAGCATGTTTCTAACTTAAAAGAAAAAAGTTTATTAGGCAAAGGTGAAGACCGCCGCAAACTGGGTGAGGTTAGTTCTGCTAAAAAAGATGCTAAAGCATTGGCTGCAGACGCTGAAAGTTTTAACCCTATGAAGAAAAAAATATACAACCCGCTAGCTGAGTTATAAAGGAGCCATCATGGCATTTAACATTCCAGGAATTTTAGGACGTAACCGTCAAGCACGCCAAAGCATGGTTGAAAATACTATAGCTGATGCTCACCAAGCAGGTGAAAGCCGTTTTCAAGACAAGTATCATGACACCAGAGAGCAGTTAGTAGACAGCATTGGTAAAAAGAAGGCTGAAAAAAGTGCTCGAGTTATTGGTCAAATGGGATACGAGAACGTAACTAACGACAGCATGACTGACGCTGTTAGTAAAGCAGCTTCAAAAGTTGAAGAATTAAAATATGCCCGTGCTAATAGCAAATGGGACGAAGAAGTGGAACGCCGCCCAGGCCGTGGAGAAGTACGCGGTGCTAAAAAAGATGTAAAAGCTTTGAAAAAAGCTGAAGTTAAAGTAGCACGCCATTTAAATAACGCATGGAACGAACCTCCCCTAAACGAGGACTGAAACTTATGGCTACTCCTCGTAAACCAGGTATGTGGGCTGATGGTATGCCAATTGCTCCAGGCTCTCGCCTTCGCGTAGATCGCCCAACTCTTGCCGCAAAGAAGATTAGGCCTACTTTAAGTCTTACTTCTAATCAAGATGATGCACCACCCATGGGTATGGCTCGCCCACAGATTCCTGCCCACCTAAAAGCTCCGGTTTACAACGAACCAGATCCAGCTGGAGGTATGGCCCGCCCACAACTTCCCGAACACTTAAGAAATCTACAGCAAGGAAAGTAATCATGGCACGCCCCTGGCAGTCACGACAAGAGTTTCTTACGGATCAGGCTTTGCAGTCTGCTATTAGCGATCCTGAAACTATTCGCAAGACCCGCCCTGTTGTGCCCCAGCAGCTATTCCCCGAACGTGAAGGCTTTAGTAAACAAGAGGGCACTATCCAAACAATCCTAAACATTGATCGTTACATGCCTACTAAGCGTTCATGGTTGTCTGGTATGCCAGTTATGCGCACATCTATTGAAGATGGTAGTTTTGAAGGCTCAGGAAGATACTCAATGAACAGCATGTGGGGTGGCTGATGAAGAGTGAATGGGATCCAATGGGTGGGGATATTACCCAGGCATCTACTTTAGGTAAAAACCCAGCCCAAACCAATATGGCAGCCAGTTCGGTTACAACTGGATACGCACGGGATTTGGCAGAGGCGGGCCATGGTCCAGGAAGCGACCCTGCTTTGTTTCGTCACAAAAAAGCAAACATGGCAGGTAATAACCTTTTACCTACACCTTCATTTGAAAAGTCTCAAGGTACCACCCCACGCGCAATGCAACGTGCTGATATGCCTAAGACAAGGATGGTTGTCTAATGCCTAGAGAAGACTTAAGTCCTTTGTCAACCTCTAACAGAGGTGCTACAGCCAACCTTTTAATGGCTGGTAGCACAGTTAAAAGTGGCATGGATGTCAAGCTAGAAATGCGCTACGGCGGTCAAGCAGACGCTGGTTCTTATGCTGGCCATATGGGTTCTATCATGGATAATGGTGGAGCTTTCCTACAAGACAGGGTAAACAGCACTAATTACGTAGGTAGAGGTGGTGGTGGCTCACGAGGTGGAGCAAATCCTACTGCCCGTAACTTTGGCCCTAGTAACCCTGGTGGTTACAACTGGAACACTGTTGATAAAGGCGTTAACTTTGTTAATAAGAAACTAAAAAATGTAAATAACGCCATGACCCAAAGTAGAAACGATTACAACAGTAACCTTATTAGTAATAAAATTGACGAAATTGGTGACCAAGTTAAAAGTGGTAAAGATCAAATTAAGGCTTGGAACACTAGAGTACTTCCATACGCCCGAAAACAACAGGCCCAAAAACAAGCAGCATTTAATGCACCAAATGCTGCTGGTGTTGCAGTGCAAGGCCCGGTTATGCCTTCAATGAACTTAAATCCCATTCCCACTCCGTGGGCCCGATCCTCCTGATAGGATATAACTATGGCAGTTAACGAATCCCGATCAATGAACGACGACCTCCACTCAGGTGTTAATGATGGTCGCCTAAAGAGCATTACCCCTGATCGTGGGGGTGTTGTTGATATGGCTGAGGTTACAGTTCGGGCAAACCTGCTTCAAACACAGTATGGAATGTCTGACCTTATGAATAGGGTTCAGACCCCAAACGTAGACAACAACTTTGAAACAGGGTATGCTGAAGACTGAATAGTGTTGTCAAGGTGACAACGTTGTACTACTAACTAGGAGCACAAATGCCTCGGCTATTGACTTGCCAGTCGTGCGGCACAATGTACCGTATGCGGGACTACGAAGGACCAACTGAGTACGACATGGAGCTTATTGAGCTGTGTCAAAGACACCTTGGTCAAGCTTCTGACCCAAACCCTGACTCTCACTTGTCTCTCATTCTGCGTTGTGATGAAGAAACGTGGGCCAAGCTTGGGGATGAAACCCAAGTTAAAAAAGAACTTATGCAAAATGAGATTGAAGTTCGTGAAGTTCGTGACGATCTTAAAGTGGAAGCACTCAAGTGTTTTGCTAGGCACTCAAGCCCTAAGCAAGGTTGCATTGATTACGAAGATGAGTCTAAGACTATTGGCCGCAAAATTGGTGTACCTCAAGCACACAGGCAATACCTCTGCCACTATTGTCCAGCCCAAGCATTTGTAACTCATGGCATTCGCAAGAAAAAGGGTATGTACGACTAGTGATCATTTTTAACTTTGATGTACTCGCACGACCGGGTGCGTCACTAGCAGTACGCCAACCAGACCCTGACGGCAGGTCAATTTGGCGCATGATGTTTGAACACTACACAGGGCGTATTTGTGTTGTATCAACTACTGAATACCCAAAGATTCAATTTGAGGAATGGTTAAAACGGGAACAATTTAAAGCTTCTGTTTATGAGTTTTTAGATGTACCAGATGCTGTTCTTAAAGCTGAGCGTGTCCACATCATTGGTTCATCTTTTGGCAGAATCACTTGGTATGTAGACAACGACCCTCTTGCTTGCGCAGAAACTCTTAAATTAGGCATTCCTACCTTGTTGGTTGCTTCTCCTTACATTGTTAGACCTGAGTGGGGTGGCACCAAAACAACTAAGGAATGGGGAACCCTTGTAACAGAGATGGACGAACAAGCCTTAAAAGCATCTGAAAAGTCTTGGAGGGAAATGTGAAAGTGTTCTTTGGTGGGGCTGAGAAAGGCTCCCACAGAAACATCCTGTTAGCTAATGACGTTGAGTACATGGCAGTCAATTTGACTCATTTGCCTATTCCTAAAACTAAAGAATTCAGCATTCCTAATACGTTTAAAAACGCTGGGGTTATTGTGTACACCTCTGAGGGTGACGAAGACACAAATAGATACAATGACTTTATTCGGCAGCATGCTGATGACCTTGCCTTTGTAGTGGGTCGCCCTGATTATGACGGAGAATGGCTTGGGGAAAAGTACATTCCTGTGTGGTCAGATGGTGATGACTTAGAACGCTTAGCTTGGTTGTGCCAACGCCATGGTCGGGCAGCTATCTCAGACAAAGCAATTAATGCTAAAACTCTTCCCCGAATTAGGTCGCTGTCACAAAGATGGGGCGCTGCGTTGCTAGGTATTACTAGCAAGCCAGACATCATTGAAGCCCTTCCTTGGGCAGCAGTAATTGTTGGTTCATGGACTAGCACTTTGCGTTATGGGGAAACTCAAATCTGGGACGGACACGCTTTGCGACGGTACCCAGCTCAACAAAAAGAGTCGTCTAGACGGAAGCACCGGCCCGACATTATTCGTCTAGGAATTGACTTTGATGCTGTTATGGAAGACGACGTAACTACTGTGGGAGCGTTAGCAATTCGTTCTTGGCTAGCTTGGGAAGACCATACAAATTTGGGCTATGACCCTGAAGAAGGTGTAGACGAAGAGGAGTTTGTAAACAATGAAGAGGGGGAGATAGCAACTATACCCCCTGAAACCCATAGTGGGGTTAAACCGGCTTCTAGGGGGTCTGGTATTGCTACCGGCCCTATAGAAAAGCGGCACGACAGTGAACGGCTATTACTCCCTGTTATGGGTATTGAGCACATTGTTTCAATGGGTACACAAATGCCAAATGAGCAGGGAGAAGTCATTGAAATTGACCCTGCAGAAACCGCTGTCATTAGATATCAATCAAACCCATTGCGACAGTGTGATAGTTGCTATCTGGCCTCAAGATGTCCTGCATTCAAGGAACATTCAGATTGTGGTTTTAGATTGCCTATTGAGATCCGTACAAAGGATCAACTTAACGCCGTTTTGCAAGCCATGATTGAGATGCAAGCAAGCCGAGTTTTGTTTGCCCGGTTTGCCGAAGAGCTTGAGGGCCAAGGTCTTGACCCAGCTTTGTCATCTGAAATGGATCGCTTGTTTTCGCTCATTGACAAGTTTAAGAACATCTCTGACACTCGGGATCTCATGCGGATTGAGGTTGAGGCAAGAGGTGGAGCCGGCGTCCTTTCTAGATTGTTTGGAAGCAAAGCAGGGGAATCAGCCAAGCAACTTCCTGGCGGGGGTATGAACGCTAGTCGTACTGATCAGTTTATTTCCGATGTAATCAATATTGGCGAATAATGGTGTATGCTAAGTTCCCCTACTAAAGGATGTACGATGAACAACTCGCATAACTCCATAGAAGAACTTGACCCATATCAAACTGCCGAGCAGCTAGTAAAAATGGCCATTGACTTAGGTTCAGATACTTTAAGCATGACTATCAATGATGTATCAAAATCATTAGTTGAAGCAGCCCACTTGATTACTCATCTTGCCGATGAATCAAACCACTATCGTTTAAAGACTCAAGTAGTGGTCAATGTAAACGGGACAGATCTACTGGTTGACCAAGCAGTGGTAGACAAGCTGTTTGCTTCTACTGTTCAGAATCTCATTACTAATGCCCTGAATGAAACTACGGTCTGATGGATACTGACGCTTCAAAGCAGGCAATGATTAACGCCCTGACACAACGTGTTGAGCAACTTGAAGAAGTGTTACAAAGTATTCTTCCCCCAGCAATGTCGTATTACTCAGAAGAGTTATTTGCTGCTGGGTGGTTGACTGGTTTAGAGAAAGAACTACCCCAGCACGTATCATCTATTGACAAGGCCGCTACTCTTCTTGGTATGATACCTGTATCGTGGCATTATAAGGAAGAGAACTCGATTTGGCACACAACTTGGAAAAAGTACCCAATTACGTCTACCAAGACCGACGACGTTTAGCTTCTGCTATTTTTTTAACTACCATTGTTTCAGTATCTAATTCTTTTTCAAAGAACGGAACTGGTTGGCCTTTCTTATCTACTTTTGGATTCTTTTTTATCCTAACAACTGGACCACTTGTACTTGGAAAACTACTTGACATTTTGGGTGAAAAAGATGTTTAAAGAAATTAATAACAACTAATGGATTGGCTTGAGCAATCTGCTTGCCGTGGTAAAAATGTTGACATGTGGTATGCGCCACTAGATGCATCAAACCCTAATGATTACTACGCTGTAGGTAAAACTGCTTGTAGAAATTGTTCTGTGTGGAAAGATTGCATGAAGTTAGGTGCAGAAGAAACATGGGGCATGTGGGGCGGACTAACACCACAAGAACGTAGAGGCACAGTAAAACTTCAACACGGAACACTTGAGAGTTACCGAAAAGGTTGCCGGTGTACTTCGTGTATTGATGAATCAATTGCTGCTATGGACTACATCATGCCAATAGTTCTTCCTTCTCGCGGAGAAACTTTTGATGTAAAGTCCCTGCTCTACGCACTAATTAATCCTTGATGTAGGGAGTTACCGTCATGAGATGGTAACATATGTGTATGGCCCTACCCCCAAAGTAGGGCTTTTCCATATCCCCTATCAAGGAGAAAACTATTGCGTAAACTTACCCTCACGAGTGCAGTCATTGTGGGCGCTCTACTACTCACAAACTGTAACGGAACAGTAAGGACACAAGAAGTTCCAATCTCAGTAACTACCACAACAATTACCCCACAAACAACTACATCCACGACATCCACGACAACAACAACAACCACGACTACTACCACAACGCTTGTTCCATTAGGTTCTAAGTGTGAGGAACTTGCCCCCATTGCCGTACAGGCTGGCTGGCCC